TAAAAGTTATCCACAGGTTTTTATAAAGTTATCCACATGTTTATACAGAGGGCATGGGGGAAACCCACCGCGCTGTATTAATATATACCCTTCTACATTTTTGTGCCATTTTTGAAACGGTTTGCTGTGGTAGCTTCCTCTCTCCATCGAAAACTAGCCTTGAGGCTCCTCACGGTCATATAAAACTAGCCTTGAGGGAGCTCTAGGTCTGTATAAGGTTCTTATAGGGGTTTCACGGGGGGCTCAGGGTCTACCTCTAAGGGCGTACTCCTAAACACTAAACAGCACTTTTTGTAGGAATATCAAGGACTTAACCTGTGGATAACTTTTATTGAACCTCAAGACCCTAAAGTACTCCTGGGACTCAAGGGAATCTTAAGGTACTGTTCGTCCACTTAGGATCAATTATGTCCCCGATGAACTGGTTAAGCTCATCCATGAGTTGTAACTCTTTCCACTCAGCAACAGCTTCATCCTCATCAATACCCACAGTCTCCACTATCGCTGCTAACGCAATCGCTAACGCATCCAACCTATCATCATGCCCTAGGCAACCCCTCGTCCTAGTAATGTGTGTCATCTGATACATCAACCCGTACGGTAACTTCTGAGGATCAGTAAGCGACTCCTTGATATCCTTACGAACCATACCCGCATCAAACACTAACTTGTGCTGATTAAGTAGGGGCTCCATAGTATCAATTATGCGTAACTCCTTCTGCTTACTACTTCTCACTTCCTCAATACTAACTGGATGTATCTTCTTAAGTACTGGGCGTAGTAACTGGTCAAACATACCATCACCGAAGTTACTCTCAATATATAAAGTATTAACCTTGTAGTCCTTCGCGATAGTAGCTAGACGAACTAGGTTCTCCATCTGATACCCACCCTGCATACCACCGCAAGCCACCACATACACTCTACCATGCAGATACTTAACTACTGAGTAGCCCATCTCATCCGCACCCCTACCTGAAGGGTCAATACTCATAATAGAGTAGCTGTATTCTGAAAACTCCTTATCAATATACTGAGGACCATGCATAGCATCCCCAGTGAACCCAATGTTAGGTATATCAAGAACGGTGTCCCGCCCACTTGAGTAAGATAGACTAATAGGCCCTTTATCCCTTGGTATATCCATAACCACCAAGTCTTCCTGCTTCAACGGATATCTATCAGCGTCAGAGAGCGTGGTATCTAATTGATACTGTAGCTTATAGTAGGACTTTCCTACAGACCCCTCACGTTCAAGTAAATCCTCATTGGTGAACCTAGTATCTGTAACAGAGCCTGAGGCTTCTCCTAAGGCGATCATATTCTCAATGTAAGGGGCTAGCCTTCCTTCGTAGACTTCAGGCTTCTCAGGTATCCTAGAGGGCCATATACGTACTAAGAAACCCTTATCAATGAACCTGTTGTACACTGAGTTACCTGTTTGGGGTGTTCCCAGGGCTACTATGGATGCATCAGTGTTTGTTTGGAGGATGGAGTCGAACTCATTAATCTGTTGTAGAATCTTACCCCTCATGATTTCTGTGGCACTGTTTATAGAGGTTTCTACATCGTCTGCGATGAGTAGGGAGGCACGGTTACCTTGTAACTGACTGTTAATACCTAGACATTTCACTGAGGGTTGTACAGTAGCTAGACATCCATCTACATCAAAGGCCATTACAGAGTTTCTTTGATCGCCTCTAGGTTGTAGATGCCCCAATATAGGGACATCAGATAGTAGTTTATGGATGAATGTAGAGATAGCGGTAGCGTGTGGTCCAGATGCGGATACAATCAACACCTTCTCATTAGGATTACGTAGTAGTCTCCATGTTGCGTATGCGCCAGTGAGGTAGGTTTTACCCACACCACGAAACGCTTCAATCAACAATCTCCTATTACCATCCTGTAGTATATTACAGATATCCTTTTGAATGGGAGTAGCACCAGGTAGTCCGATACATCCCCATACATAATCTACATATTCACTGAAGTCTGTTACTAAATTTTTGATCTCTTGTTCAGTCATAAATACCCCTCCTAGGGTTTATCTCTTAGCCATAGAGTTTCCGAAATAGAAACCAACAATTGCCATTATAGAATGGGGTAAATAATCAGGTGTAACCATACCCTCTAGAGTTACATACTCAGTAACTGTTGTAGTGAAGTCAAAGAATAGAAACTTAAATCCTTCCGTAACTTCTACAGGTACTACCGTAGGCATGTCCAATAGCGGTGCTAAAAGTATGATGTACGCCATACCTAGGAACGCTATTGTAATAACTCTACGCATCCAAGAGGCATTAGGGTTCTGATACGCCCTTGCTATGTTGAGAGCACCAGCATGTGCCTGTCTCTCAGCTGCAATATCTGCTTGGGAATCTGATTTCATCCTAATATAAGCACCCCCAATAGTACTTATAAGCATCGTAATTACTTCTAATGGTAGTCCAAACATAGACTCTCCTATATTATTAGCCAGTTAATTGGTAAATTCCAGGGATCAGGTAGGTAGATTAGTATCCTACCATCCGTCAACTCGACCCACATCACTTATGTTTCTTCTTCTTCTTCTTCTTCTTCTTCTCTTTTTGTTTAGCTGCTTGTTGTATACCTAACAGACCAGCATTAGTAGTAGCAATCTGTCTCCTAACACTACGATCAATATTGTCTTTATTTCTAAACGTCTTCCTAGCTTTTTGTAGTCCTGTAGCTTGTTTTCTCGCTATAGAAAGTACCTTAGCTTTATGAGATGCGGTATAACCATCCCATATTTTCTTACCTATACCTAACGCTCTAACTAGTAATGGAACCATTAATGACCTCTCAATTGATCCATAACCTCATCTTCTTGGTCTAGGAAGTTCTGTATTAAATTAGCCATCGGCTTCGACTCAATTACATCAGCAGTAATCTCATTGTCCTTTAAGAACTTTAAGACTGCTGTTATCTCGCCAGGGGCAAGGCGTTCGCCCCCGTCAAGTAAGTCAGTGAAGTAGATTGCCATTCTGTCGTGTAGCCCGTTAAGGCTATCTATATCTGCTTTATTTCTCATATGTATTCCTTATTAATCATTCTGCTCTACAGTGTAATCAATGAAACCTTGACTTAAAGGGTTTCTAGCGACTATTGGTGTGTAATTTAAGAATCTGTATGGTACTTCCCCATCCTCAATAGCATCAGCACCAATCTCCCAGATCCTACCTACGGTACTAAGGGATACAGGCATTGCAGTATGACGAGGATCCAATAAGAAACCATCAGGCCCTAACTGCTCCTGTCTAGTAATAGCCTGACCTATCGATACATATTTAGGAAGCATAGACAGAGCAGGTGTTTTATTCATCACATCTACACCTAACCGTGCCCAACTATCACTAGCAATACGCGCAACATCAGAGAATAAGTTATAACGTCTATCATGCTCTTTCAGGGTACCCATAGCAACCTCAGACTCTTCCTTTAAGAACAGGGCAATAGATCCCACAACGAAAGAGGTAGCAGCCGAAGCCATAATCTTACCGTCACGATCTGACATACCATTCTTAATATACATATTGTATGCCGCTAACGGGAACCTTTGATACTGCATAAATATAGCAGACATAGCACCTACATCACCACCCCCAGTCATAAAGCGAGGAGTATCATAACCAGAAGGCTCCAAAACAGACTCATTAGTAGCTCTGTTCATAGAGTCCATAGTCATCTCTTTTAGATCATCATCCCAGTCAGTCATATTAAAGTTTTGATGCCCATCTTTATCCTTCATCGGCATCTTAGATATTCTAAGTAAAGTATCTGTATCCATACCTAATCTACCAAAATACTTCTCCTCACTCTTAGATAAAGGATTACCGCCATTAGCTAATCTAGTACCAACACGCTGAAGCTTAACTTGAAAGGAGCTCGCAGCAACATACTTCCAATAAGAAGTAATACCGTGAAATCCCCCTAAGTGATATCCTTTATTAGCCGTCCACTTCGCCCCCTCTGCCCATCTACGGTCAAAGGATGCCTTTTTATGGAAAGCATAGAAAGTACCATCATCCAAACGGTTTGCCATTAATGAGTTCTGGATATTTCCTGCAATACCCATTGCTCTAAGAGAATCCATAGAGTTCTCATCAAACCCTTTATTTTTCCACAACAAATTGTATTCCTTGAGTACTTGTTTGAAAGAGGGGAGTAAGGTATGAATCATATCCCTACCAGCATTTGTAAGGACAGGACCTGACTCAAGCAAGGTAGTTAATCCAAATCCTGGAGAGAAGATAGCATTAGCAGAATCTACTAATACCCTCCTAGCTCTCTGACCAAAGTTATCCTTTTTGATTAAGCCGCGTGTTCCTAAAGCTTCTTGAACGATAGCCTTAACATCATCCTCAGCTCTTGTCCTGGCTTCATCACTTAGGTTCGACCTAGCCAATGAATCCTTAACGCCTGGCATATACAGCTCTTCAAACTCATCCCAGTTCTTAATATCTAAGGCTTCTCTTACAGATAGTTTATGACCCAAGTCATGATTGTAAGCCTGAGTAACAGTAGTCCAATCAGACTGAACTAAGTCTTGTATCTCTAATTCATCTACATCAATCCTACGGCTAATCTCACTCTTACCTTTAACCTTATCCCCTTGCCCACCTGCTCTAGCTCCAGAGATATCACGTAGATTATTCTCCATATCTGTATCTCTAATCTTATTTCTCATATTAAGAACAATGTCAGGTATCTCAGATATAAACTTTTTGTAGTCTTCAGGATTATGCTGTTTTAAGGCCCGTGCATACGGGCTATTTAGTAACGCCCTAGTTAACTTATCAATATACTTAGGGTCTCTTGCTATAGCCTCTCTATTCCAATATCTAGGCGAGTAACCTAAATGTCTTTCATTATAGAAATCATCAAGGTCGATCAATTCCTGCTCATGTCTAGCAGTAATTTCTTCAACTTTCTTAGGGTCAGCTACATCTTCTAACTCCCCTGCCTGTTTCTTAAGTAAATCTCTACGATCAAGGGAGTGAATATTAGTATTGTATACTTTATAATATTCCTGTATCTCACCTACACCCTTATCAATATTATCATTACCAGATTTTAGTATTTCAACCTCTCTAGCTTTGGCAGTATCAAGTTTCTTTTCATAGTTACTAATCACAGTCTTAAGACGGAATGTAGCCTTAGGGTCCGTAGAAGCCTTAAGTTTAGTCTGTTGTGCTCTTATAAACTCAGAAAGCACTTCTATCTCAACACGCTTTGATCTATATAAGGCCGTCTGTTTCTTAACAGCAGTATCTAGAGCGATATTAAAATCATTTGTCTTCATCTTAGAAGTTTTTATAAGATTTCTTAGTTTGGCTATTAGTTTATTATGTGTACCTACGTACTTAGATTTGTAGATGGAATCGGCTGTAGGTCCTTGTTGCACTACAACCTTGCCATCCTTCATAAGGGTATTTGTTGAGGCTTTAATCTTACTGAGTAAGTTATATATAGGTTTAATACCTAAATCGTATGCTCTAAGTAGAGGACTTGGATTAACTCGTGATGCCCCAATAGCAATTCCTGTACGATCTAATCTAGGAGCTCCTAATACATCCATAGATTCATCATCTAAACCTTTATATCCTTTATCAATTATTTCTTGCTCTAACTCATCATAGGTTTTTTCTGTATCTTTTTGTGTTGTTGTAGTAGTAGTAGCTACCTTCTTCTCAGTTTCCTGTTGAATCTCCAAGACCTCCTTAGCAACCTTACCCAGAACTTCCTTCTGCTCTCCCTTAGATAACTTCATAAAGAACTCTTTAGCCATACTAAAGGCCTTAGGTATACCGTGAGTACTTATACCAAATAGGCCACCAATAATCACCATAACTTCTGAGTTATCTAGGTCAATACCCTTAAGAGCTTGTCGTGTTTCTTCTACGGTTAAAGCTGTAGCACCACCTATAATAGCTGTGCCACCATACCCCATAATAGCCCTCTTACCCTTACTTGCTCTATCATAAGCTTGTTTAGCCTGAAATGCCTTATTAGAGGTGGTATAGATCTTAGCAGTACCAGCTGTTGTGACCATTAGGGCTAATTCCTGTGGACTACCAAAACCAGTAGCGATATCCATAGAAAAGCCTCTAATTAAGGCCTCAAACTCAGACCAATCTTCTCCTGGTTTAGTAAATATTAAGCTAGTGTCAGAGGCATATATTCTCCTTCCTAAGGCATATTCATCAGCGTAGCGTCTAAATAGATTAAAAGTATCTAGTTTATTGGTAGGTAAATCAGCCTCATCAGCCTCATCCCACCATTTCTTAAAATGCCAGACTCCATTAGACTTATTAACTTCAACTCCATCTAAGGTTGAGAAGTTATATTCAGCTAGATTCTCCTTGTACCACTCATCACGACCAGTAGTCACCCACTTTAAATCTACATCATCTGTAATTTCATGCTCTAATCGAGTAGTCCATACATCTATAATATTCTTCGTCCAGGCAGCATCAAAGGTGCTTGAGTCGTTAGCATAATTGTCAGCTACTTGAAGGAGACGTTGTACATCTGTAGCCCCCGAATAAATAACATTATCTTCTGTAAGTAACTCAGTAGGGTTTAAGGTTAATTCCTTCGTGATAGCTTCGTAACGAGCTAACTCATCCGTAGCAGCCTTAATTTCGTCTTCTGTATATCGTAGTTTCCTCTCAGTAGCACCTGGGACAGCACCTGTAATAAGGTTCTTAGTCAGACTACCTAGAGGCATAGCATCAGCTTCTGTAGTTGTGGCAACCCCCGCAACAGTACCTGTCACAACCACACCAGTTTTAGCCGTATCTATTTTCTTAGAGTCAGCAAGTATTGATTTCAAATAATCAACACGAGTGAGAGAGTCTCCCTTATAAGCAGTACTTACTAAGTTAACTCCTTTATTAGGATTCTTCACCACAGTCTTAACTGTTTTATTGAGTATTGATGTAAATTCTGCCATAGTTATTTCCCCTTACTTAGAAGTAGCTAGTGAAAGCTCTGCATACGTAGCTTTATACATATCCACTTGAACTAGACCATCATCGGTTAACTTACCTTTACCAATAGTAAACATATTTGTTTTCTCGTCATAAGCTATTCGTATATCACCTTCTACATGCTGATCTCTCGCAGTAAAAGCCTGAGCAATTAGCAAAGGGCTTACCTTCTTATTATGCTTAAAGGCTCCCCAGTTGATTGCAGTGATCTTGTTAGTATTTACATTAGATCCTAATACACCTGTGCCTGGACGGTCCATTGTTTTATAGTACCTAGGGCGTACCTTACTTTCTAGACGAGATACGGCAGACTGAGGATCCATAAACTGAGTGAAATAATCATAAATTACTAACATCTCTGATTGTAGTGAATCAGGTAAATTCGAAATAGATATCTTAAGAGCCAGTACATCCTCATGTTTCTGACGTACCTTAGCTCTAAAGTCTCTAGTATCACCAACCGCTTCAATCATCTGAGTTAAACGATCAGCCTCTTTTTCAGATACTGAGACAATCCCATCTAGGTCCCTAATAGCATCTAGAGACTCATAATATACCTTCTGTTTTGTAGGCAACATATTGAAAAAATCATCACCATCGGCATAATTCTTAAGGTCATCGTAGATTTTTAGCGCATCATTAACCTTACCTACATTGGTAGTGTAAGGAAACATAGTAGCTATAATAGGTTTAGCGGCTCCTGGATTAAAGGTAGAAATAGCTATGATTTGTTCTAGATTACTAGCATTTTTTAAAGAATCTTTAACCTGCTCCGTAACCCAAGTCTTAGTTTCACTTGGTAGGGTCTCATAATCAGCAGAATTATCATCACCACGTAGTTCAAAGTTACCTTGATATGTAAGATGTTTCTGTGTCTTTAATACCAAAGCTGTCATAGTTGCCATCTTCTCAGCAGCTACCTCAGAAGTCATCCGAGGATTACCATCAAAATCCTTAGCATTAACCTGTTTTAGAAGGTTTTTCTCATAGGAAGTTAAGATAGCCTTAACGTCCTTAGATACATAAATCTTACCTTCCTTAGTTCCGTAGGTTGCATCCGTCTTAAGCAGGGCTACTAAGGATTGCTCTTTTGTAGTTAAAGCTTTAATACTCTTAGCTAAGAGCCCCTTGGTAGTCTTTTCATAATACTTAATCTTCAAATCCTCAGCCTTAGTCTCAGTATATACATTCGCAGTAACGCCACCATCGACATGTGTATTATATTCAGAAGGGGTTGCATTTTTAGTAGACAGCAAAGAGGTCATATCCCTGTACTCCTTCTTCATCTTAGTATTTACAGAGTTACCCTCAGAAGTCAGGTCAGCACGAAGTTTACGAATCTTATCACCAGTACTCGCATTCTTAAGTAAATCAGGGCCATTATTAGGTGCTTTAATCTCTAAGTAGTCTTTTATGAAACCCTCTACATCAAATCCAGGTGATTTTTGTTGCATAGCAAGGGCATAAGATGCTGCTTGTTCCACATATAGGTCTAACTTTTGGGAACTAGTTCCTGCCCAAGGACCATCCTTATTTGTAGTAATGATATCACCAGCGGACTTACCGCCTTCAAACATGATAATAATTGAATTTTCCGCGTTAGTCTTATTAATAGACTGGACCTCTTTATTCATTAAGGTACGAATCTTACCGTCAGCAGAGTCCATTGCATCCCTATAGGCTGATACATTAGAACTAAAATACTCAGTACTTAAGCTAAACCCACCATCTTTAAGGGCTGTGTAATATACCTGGGCTTTCCCCATAATAGCAGCGTTTTGTGCAGTTAAAGGTAACTTCCTAATTTCAACAAGGTCCTGCATAGCGCGAGTCTTGCCATCATTATTACCCTGAATCCTATGTTCTGCTTGAGTAGCCTTATTTCTCTTATCGGCTTCGATTTGAAATAGATCAGCACCTGCTTTCGCAGCCAACCCTAAGGCCTCTTCCAAGGCTTGCCCCATAGATTTCTTAGCCGTAACAAGAGGCATATTAACTGTTCTAACGGGCTCACTGCCGACTGTTCCTAGTTTTGCCTCAGCAAGACCTTTCTTATTTAATTGTGTTCTTTGACTTCTTGGCATCCTCAGATACTCCTTTAAGTTAATTTATGTTGGTACAGGGACACCATTAAACATCCTAGTAGGGACATAATTACCTGTAGAACCTGCTATAACAGTACCACTCATACCACCCTGTGTGAATGAGGCTCCTGTTTGCCCAACACTACCTGCTCCACCAGCAAAACCACCAGCACTGGCATAGCCCGATAGACCAGCTACACCAATCTGTAATACAGCACTTAATCCAGTAGACTTCCTATTCTCAGCAGCATTAATTGTATTACGTGTACGTAAGAAATCAGCCTGGGATTGAACACCAATCAAAGCTAAATTAGTTTCCTGTAGTCCTACTACAGTACCTGCATCAAAGCTCTCCTGCATAAATACATTAGACATTGCTCTAAGAGGACTAATACCTGCAACACCTGATTCAGAACCCATTACTTTAGCTAAGGCTAACTCACGTTGACGTTCCCGCTTCTTAGTAGTCAGTTCATGTCCAGCCTTTGTTTTAACACCCTCAGCTTCCATAGTACGCTGTTGATTCATTATGGCCTGTAGATCTACTGCGGCTTGCTGCTCATCGGAGGCGGCCCTATTTGCGGCTGAAATCTCAGAGGCCTTAGATACAGCCATCAAGGCTGCTACGGCTAATTGAGGACTACACATACACGCTCCTATTTAAAATCAATATCATAATAATCTTCCTTTCTAAATTCAAATTTGTAGAATGGCACCTTAGGGTCATGTAAGAGATATTGGTTTCCATCAAAGTGGGCACCGAAGTGTTTAAGCCATTTTACGGCTACCTTGTGTTCACTACTTACATAGTTTTCTATGCGCCACCAAGAGTTCAGGACATGCCTAAAGACATCTCTTGAATACTTAACCACATCCCATTGGTATTCTTCCATACGGGAATCAGTCAGTAGATACCCTACACCATGCCCCTTTTTTCTACCAGGAACTACACCAAAGATAGCACTAACTGTGCCCTCATACAAAACTAGATACATTGTATCCTTATGAGCATTAAGCGTACGTATTACCGTACGTCTAAAAGGTAGTCCATTAGAGGCCTCGACCTCCTTCTTATCATCTTCCTTCAGCTCCAGATCACGCACTTGGTTATAGTACTTATCCTCAAACAACACTATCTCTACTTTCATCCCTCTGTTCTCCCCTTTAGAATCTAATTCCTAGCTCTAATACAGCCCTACTAGTTTTCTTCGTACCCTTCTTTGTATCTTTCGATCCACGTATACCTTTTCGCTTACGTATAACTTTAGTACAGGCACCTGTTTGGTTATCGAAGGTTCCACCACTAGCTCGACACTTAGCACCGTCACTCAACATACGCTTCTTAACTTGTTCTTTAATCTTCTTAGAGTACGCTGTCTTCTTAACTTTTACAGATTTAACTTTCTTTTTATGGTTCACATGTATGCTCATAATTATTCCTTATTTCTTCTTATTATTATCTCGAACTAGGGTGAATAGTTCCCCCAACATAGACTTGATCTCTTTTATGTCATCCTTATAGTCAGCCTTCATCACGAATTCTTTAGGTAATTCTGACTGACAGGAGTACATAGTATGTTCTAAGTCTTTTATGTCCCTTATTATTGATTTAACTACACCTATAGTTATAGCCGAGATAATACTAACCAGTGTTAGTACGATATCTGACAATTCCATTCATAATTCCTTATGCTTTTAACTGTGCTTCTGCTATGGTTTCTTTTGCAGAACGATTGTTATAATCTTCTCGTGCTACCACTGCTGTAATAAATTCATCTTGAGTTGCTGGGATAGATGTAACTTCAGGGTC